TTGCCAATCGGGCCGGGCAAGGCAGACAGCACGCCTGAAAGCTCGTTGAACTTCATCGTGCCGCCGTCGCCAGCACCATCGACAGACGTGCCGAACTTGTCGGCGGCAATCGTGGCCTTCGCCCACTCGGTGGCTGCCTTGTTCAACGCAGAGTTGTACACGTCCTGCGAGATGCGACCTGCGGCCAGGTGGTCGCCGAGCTCCTGCACCTGGGCGTCGTACTTCTGCTGCGGCGTGAGGTTGGCCTGTGTGATTTGGGCGGCACGAGCCAGGGCCTTTGCCCTGTCGGTCTCAGCTGCGGCCGCTTCTTCGTTCGCGCCGCTGGCATCTGCTGCCGCACGAGCATAGGTCTCCTCGCTGATCGCACCCGCCGCCAGCAGCTGGCCGAGCCGCTCGAGCTCGGCGGTACGCCGCTCCTCGGCCGTGGCCACCTGCTCAGTGATCCGTGCCCCCTCGGCAAACGCAGCCGCCGCCGTCTGGGCACTGCCGACGACAGCCTGCAATTCCGCTGCGTACTCTTGGGCCGATATCTGCCCCGTCTTTAGGGCACTGCCGAGAAAGGCGATGTCAGTGGCGACCTGCTTCTGGGCCTCGCCTGCCGCAGCAGTCGAACCCTTAAACGAGTCAAAGAGCGACGCCGCTGCTGATGCCTGCTTGCCAAGGTTCTGTAGCTGGCGGTCTACCTGCGACAGCCCCTTGGTCATGCCGTTGGCACTGGCAGTGAACTGAATACCGAGGCCGATTGCCGTGTCTGCCATTAGTCACCCGCCAGGTCTCGTGCCAACTGTTCCAACGCTTGCTGCATCTGCAGTTCGTGCTGTGGTGCCTTCACCACCGGCACAAAGTCCTCTGCCTTCGGCGTCCTGCCCCGCGGGCAGTACGGCGCGAGTGCCGCACTGGCCATGAGGCCCGTCTGCCGCCATGTGTCAGGAAGTGGATGGAAGTGCCTGTGGATCGCAATCCACTCGGCGAACTCCCGGCTATCCATTTCCCGACACAACTGCTTGACCGTCATTCCGAGATGTGCCGCCAAACGAAACAGGAAAACTCTCGTCGGGCGGAGTGCTAGTTTTTTGCCAGTTCCTCTACGTCCTTGTCGGTGAGGGCGTTGTGCTCCATCGCCTTGGCCCACACCCTCGACATCACCTTGGCCGACTTCTTCGCCAGCTGCTCCACCTCTGCGTCAGTGAACAGCCTCGCGCCCTTGTCGTCACACAGGCAACGTGCCAAGAACTTCGTGCGGAAGTTCTCCACGCCCTTGCCCTTGTTGGCGACCCAGTCGTTTTCGTAGCTGTCACGCTCGCCGCATGTCATCACGCGAACGAAGACGCTGCCGCCCCACTCCTTTACCTTGACCTCGAGGAGGCCCAGGTCGTCCGCTGCCAGAATCTGTTCTTTCGTCAGTGCCAAGGTTTCACCCGATGAGGTCGAACGTGAACGTGTAACGCGTCACATCGTTGGCAGCCGCAGTGGCTCCCTTGCCTGTACATACTGCGTTGTATGTCAAGCTGATGCCGCCGCCGCCAATGGTCAGTGAGCCGTACTGGCCCCAGTTGAAAGAGCCGGGCGCAAGAGCCTCGACGCTCACGCTGCCGCCGCTTGGTGCGTACGCACCGCCGCGACCTATAGGCAGGCCGCCGCCAAGCTCAAGCTGCACGCTTGTAAGCTGTGACAGCGAAGAACCGGCAAACGACACCGAGCAGCCCTGCGAGTAAGTCGCCACGGAAGCCTCCGTAGCGGACTAGACCCGCGCGACTCGGAAGGTGGCCTGGCCCCGGACAGCGTCGTTCACGGCGAGCGTGACGCTCGAAGAGCTGACGGTGGCCGCAGCGCTGAGAGCGAGCGGGCCTCCGGCGATCACGAGTGTGCCTGTGCTGCCGTCGGTGATCGGGGCGTTGCCCAGATACTCCATGCTGACCTCGCGGCCCGTGTCGGTGGCAGAGCCCTTGAGCGGCCGGTCCATCGTCAGAACAGAACTGCCAGCAGACTGGCTGAGGTGCGACACGTCGATCGTGTCACCGGCCGCCACGTCGGTCATCGAGTAGGTGACGTTCGTGACGGTGTAGGCGACGCCGGCGAAAGTGAGCGTGGTACCCTGAGCGTGCGAAGGCATGTATTAATTCTCCAGCCAAAAGAGGTCGTATGTTTGCCGGACCAGATAGAGCGAGTTTTCCGCTCCGTCGATCTCCACCAGGTCGTCGGCTTCGTCCATCAAGGACGCCTGCCGCACCTCCGTATTGTCGAGAACGCCAGCGAACCCATCCAGAACCCGCCGGCACTTATCTGCCAAGTCTCGCGCCGCCTCGTAGGTCGTGCCGTAGACGTACAACTCGACTGTGACACGCGGCAGCCCTACCGGGCCACCCATAGCCATCTCGCGGAGAACGCGGGCACGCCGCCAGATGATCAGTGGAAACTGGATCGGAGCAGGCCCGACGTACCGAAGCGGGTAGATGCGGCCACTGATCAACGCCTGCACGTCGGCGTTGGCCACAAGGGCATTTCGCAGGATCGCTTCCGGGGATTTCAGTGCCATCAGAACGGCCCCTGTGCGGATTTTGCTTTGTCGGCAACTTCGCGGACTGCATTTTCAAATGCGGTCTTCATCTCTTGCAGCATGAAAGACTCAACCTTTTCGCGGGTCTGCTCCCATGCTGAGCGAATAGGTGGCCTGCCGTACGAGCCGCCAATGGGCATCTTTCCGGTGGACGCGCGAGTACCTCTATCTGTGCGGCGGAATCGCTCCTCGGTGCCGAACTCGACGAGCCCCTGGTGGTAGCCCAACTTTTCCTTGTTGTACGGCTCGTTCATCCTGCGGCCAGAACGAAACCCGAGGATGGCGATGCCGACGCCAGTTCTCGGGTATCGTTTGCTCTTGATGGCAATAGAACGTCGAAGGTTGCCTGTCGGGCCGCGAGGCGTTGCAGCCTTAAGAGCGTCCTTTGCGCCGCCCTTTTCGGCAGCACTGCGCAACGCTGAGGCCATGTATTTGGCAGATAAAGTTTTGCCGAGGCCCAGAATCTGCTTGCGGATTTCCTCCAGCCCAGGCACGTCTGCGGTGATTCGGATGCCGACCTGCTCAGCCATTGCGTCGCTCCATGCAGATGGCCTCGTGCTCGGTGCGGTTGCCGTGCTCGAGCAGGCTGGAGATCTCCAGCGTGCGGCCACGCCATGCGAAACGCATCTGGCTGTTGAGTCCCGGCAGGTAACGCAGCCGCAGCCGGTGCGTCACGGTCGTCTCCTGCTGGCCGGCTGTCAGGGCCTCGCGGGCCGACACACCCTCGACGCTGGCCCACACCGCCGAGGAGTCGGACCACGTCAGCACAGTCTCGCCGAGGGCATTGGTGGTGCCGCTGGCCACCTGGACGGTCACACGCTCTCGTAGGTCGCCGGGTCGGATCATTCCACCACGGTACGCCGATACCACGGGATACTGGCAGTTTCAGGCTATTCGGCGGCAGGCGGCACAAACACGTTGAGCTGCTCGTCGTAGCGGTAGCCGATCCCGGCATAGACGCCGCGAATGTTTCCGTGATAGCTCGTGCGTAGACAGCGTTGCCCACGGATCTCGCCGTAGTGCGACTCCCAATCGACGCCCTCGTTTTCGTCTCGCCCGACGATCACTTCGGTGACGATGTTCTGCTCATTGAGGAATGCGTAGTGAGCCATCAGCTAAACGTCACCGTGCCGGTGCCCCCTGTGATAGTGACGATCTCGTCGCCGCCTGAGAACGTGATGGACGAGGTGAGTCCCGCAGAGAGCGTGATGTTGAGGGACGCGGCGAACCGTAGAACGATCACACCAGAGCCGCCAGCCGAGCCAGTTGTCGCCGTGCCTGTGGTGCCACCGCCACCACCACCACCTGAGCCTGTGTTTTGGGCACCAGCTACCGTTGCTGATGCGTTTCTGTTCGCGCCGGGTCCGCCGCCGCCAGCACCGCCAGCCCCACCTGTGGTGCCGCCTGAACCCCCGCCTCCACCGCCACCGCCAGCATAGGTTGTGCCGGTAATCGCAACTGAGCGTCCCGCGCCACCGGCTCCGCCAGCTAGCGACACAGCATTGCTGCCGTTGGCACCCGCGCCGCCACCACCGCCACCGGCAGAGCCGTTGCCGACTCCGCCTGCTTTTCCCTGCAGCGAGCTAACAGGAGACAGCGCGGAAAATCCGTTTTGGTTTCTGCCGCCTGTCGAGCCACCCGTGGCAACGGTGGCCGCTCCTGCACCGCCACCGATAGCGTCGATGGACGAAAACGCAGACCTCGTCCCCTGTGACGCTGCGGCACCACCAGCACCCACCGTGACAGCGTAGGACAATCCTAGCGTCACTATTAGGGCGTCAGTCAGCACACCACCTGCGCCGCCGCCACCACCGCCCGTATTGCCGCCGCCGCCATTCGCCCCGCCCCCGCCGCCGCCGACAACAAGCACATGCACCTCGCGGCTGATTCCAGACCGCAGCCGCGAGCTACTGATGAGCGATGATGATGCAGCGGCAACTGTCATGTGATCTCCACGCCGAACGCTGAGAACGCGACGTTAGCCGAAGCGGCGTAGACCGAGATCACATCGGTCGCCGCCAGCGTCACGCCCAGCGTGAGAGTTGCCGTGTCGTTCGCTGGCAGGGCAGCGTCATAGGCAACGTAGTGCTGGTTGGCGATTGACGCACCAGCAGGCCGCACCGCGATCCGGTAGGTCGTCGCACTGCTCGCCGTGTTGCAGATCGTGATCGTCGAGCAGACAGCCTGCGTCGATGCCGGGACGGTGTAGAGCGTAGTGAGCGTCGTCTCCGCTGGATTGCTTTGCCCGAGAACTTTATGAGCCTGTGGCATCTCAGCCTCCCATCAGCAGAAAAGGGTGAAGTGAGTCTGTTGCCGCCCCGCTCCCGCCGCCACCAGAGACTCCGACCTCGACGTAGACGGGCGACTCCCACTGGTAGATCCGCGACGTGTCCTCGGCCAGGTACAGGGCGGAGGCCGAGCCGGTCGCCGGGAAGTCGGCGATAGATGGATAGTTCAGCGAGGCGGCTGGGCCTTGTGGGCCGGTTGCACCAGTAGCACCAGCCGGCCCCTGTGGGCCGACGCTTCCGGTGGCTCCCGCCACGCCCTGCGGTCCTTGCGATCCAGTGGCCCCAGCCGCGCCCGCTGGCCCGGTGGCACCCGGCACACCTTGGATGCCTTGCGGGCCTGCCGGTCCCGCTGGGCCTGTGTCGCCCTGGTCACCCTTGGCCCCAGCGGCTCCTGTCGCACCAGTGGCTCCGGTGGCACCGGCAACGCCTGCCGGTCCTTGGATACCTTGCGGCCCCGTGGAACCCGCAACGCCAGCTGGTCCCTGTGGCCCTGTGTCGCCTTGCGGCCCTGCTGGCCCCTGAGCTCCGGCGGCACCAGCCACACCCTGCGGGCCGGTCGAACCAGTGTCGCCCTTGGCTCCAGCTGCTCCAGCTGCCCCGCTTGGACCTGCTGGCCCTTGCGGCCCAGTGGCTCCCGCCACGCCGGGAATGCCCTGCGGCCCTTGCGCTCCCGTGGCCCCGGCTGGGCCAGCAGCACCTGGCGGGCCTTGCGTGCCTGCTGCACCAGCTGCCCCGATGCCGCCTGACGCACTGGCCGAGGTGCTCGAGCTCGTCACAGACGCCGACACAGACGCACCGGAGACGGACGCCGTGATCGGGCTGCTCGTGACGGTTGCGGTGGTCGTCACCCGACTACCTCCACCTGGCCCTGCAAGGCCGTACGTCGCACGCTGCCGGGGGAATCCCACTCAAGACGCCAGCCGTAGGTGCCGACCGGCAGGGCTGCTGTCTGGGTCTCAGTAAGCGCCACGTTGACGATCCCGGCCGCGGCGTTGGTCAGCGTGGTCGTGAATGCTGTCATCGTGTTGCCGGTGACGAGCGACGTGATCACAGCCGTCACGGTGTAGCCGGTCATGGTCGTCGGCGAGAAGTCGATGGCCGTGCTCAGCTCGTCGCCTCGGCGAAACGACAGGCCAAGCTGGCCCGGCAGCTGCTCGTATG